GTTCTGATGTCACTATTCGTGGTGGATATGCTGTATGTTATGACTATTCTCTTGCCACTATTGCCCAGGCATACACTGTTAAGAAACCAGCTACTGACAATTTATTGTGGTTTGCTGGTATCGTGACAGAGGAATATGATGGCAAAGTGGTTGCGAATGGTGAAACATTACAGATTGAAATTTACATACCTACGAAATATGGACAAGTTGTTCCAGTATGGATTACACAGGACCACAGTGCAAATATAGCTTTGTTAGAAATTACTGATGGTTCATTTGCACTAACTGAAGGAACATCAAAGAAAGTTGCAAAGAGCGTTCAATTAGTAAATCGAAACACAACAAATGGAACGTGTTTGGCACGCCTTTATGGTTTGTCAGACCCGCTCGCATAATCAGAAAGGAGTGATAAAATGAGTCAGGTAGGATATAAAGATATTACAGAAAAAGTAAACAAGAAAAAAGTTTACTATGAAGGTTCTGACACACTTCATACTGGTTATGCTCTTTGTTATAATTTCGATTATGGAACAGCAAGTGATGCAGATGTAGCACGTGCGTGGCGTGTTGAAAAACCCGCCAGTGCTAATTTAAAATATTTTGCTGGTGTATTAACAGAGGAATATGATGGTTTTGAAGGTCCAGGAATGGTTGAAATTTATGTTCCCACACGTGCAGGTCAGCGTGTTAAAGTTTGGTCTGACCAGAATTGCACTCTTGGAACTACAATACTATGTGTTAAAAATGCCAGTTATGCTTTAGGTGCACAGACTGATGGTTATGATTGTGCACGTGCTGCACAAACTATTAATAGAAGCACTCCTGGAACTGTATTGGCAGAACTTTTTGGTCTTGATGTAACTGAAACACAAGCAATTAGTGAAATTACTGTATTAGATTCTGAAGTAAGTGTTGTTCAGTCAAGAGTTCTTGTATTAGAGTCTGAAGTAAGTGCTACTGAAAGTGGAATACTTGTTCTTGATGCTTTTAAGGCATCAGCAATTTCAGCATTAAGTGCTGTAAGTGCTGCTATTGCTGCTTTGGGTGCTGCGGATGTTGTAGCAGTTAAATCAGATGTTTTGGTGCTTGAATCAGAAATGAGTCAGGTTGAATCCAGAGCATTATTGCTTGAATCTGAAGCATCTGTTAATCTGGTTAGTATTGCAAGTCTTGGTGCTGAATTATTGGTTCTGGAATCAGAAGTATCTACTAATCTTGTAAGTATTGCAAGTCTTGGTGCTAAACTATTAACAGTAGAATCTGAATGTTCTACTAATCTTGTAAGTATTGCGAGTCTTGGTGCTGAATTATTAGTTCTGGAATCAGAAGTTAGTGCTAATCTTGTAACCATTACTGCTCTTGAATTAGTTACAGATTCAGCAGTTTCAGCATTGTCTGCTGTTAGTGCTGCTATATCAGTTAATTTAGCCAAGATAATATCGCAAGCATCTGCACAGAGTCAAGTTCAATCAAGAGTTCTTATTACTGAATCAGAAATATCATCGAATCTGGTTAGTATTGCTTCTCTTGGTGCTGCATTATTGGTGATAGAATCAGAGGTAAGTGCCAACACTGCTGATGTATTACTTTTAGAATCCAGAGTATCAGTTAATGAAGTAAGTATTGCTTCATTAGGTGCTGAACTATTAGTATTGGAATCAGAGGTATCAACTAATCTTGTAAGTATTGCTTCATTAGGTGCTGTATTATTGGTGATAGAATCAGAGGTAAGTGCCAACACTGCTGATGTATTACTTTTAGAATCCAGAGTATCAGTTAATGAAGTAAGTATTGCAAGTCTTGGTGCTGAATTACTGGTTCTTGAATCAGAGGTAAGTGCTAATACTGCTGATGTATTACTTCTGCAATCCCAAGTATCAACTAATCTTGTAAGTATTGCTTCATTAGGTGCTGTATTATTGGTGATAGAATCTGAAACTGCTGCTTGTAGAGCAAGTGAAGCATCACAAGCAAGTTTGCAAAGTCAAGTTGCGAGTAGAGTATTGGTTCTTGAATCAGAGGTATCTGCTGTTGAAGGGAAATTAAATGAAATTTCTATTATCAGTCAGATTGCGTATGCTGATAGAGCAACACCAACTGCACATCTTGCTGTTAAATTAACAAATCTTGTGATTGATGGGGTAAACTATACAGTTGTGTCGAATATTTCGACAATAAGCACATAATGTAATTTAGTCTCGACCCCTGTTTCTGTTACCATACGGAAGCAGGGGTTTGGGACTTTCGTATGGTAATGGGAGAAATATTATGAAAGTAGCACATTTTGGAAATTTTTGTCCACATAGTAATGGAATGTTTTTTACTATAAAAGACTTAATATTAGGTGAACGAAAATTTGGGATTGATGCTCAATTTATTGATTGGGGTGGTAAACGTGAATATGACCAACAAATTTCACGTGTTGGTCTGGAATACGAAGGTGTTAAAAGTGTTCCAGTTGAATGGGCAGTTGACCAGGCAGATATTTTAGTTTTACACTCTGCTATACCACCTGTTGCAAGGCGAACTGGTAAACCAATAATTGTTGCTATGCACGGACGGCCAGAATATTCATTTGAATTAGAACGCAGGAAACAAGGTTCGTGTATAAATGTTTACCACAATAATGCCAAAGATAAACAAGTAAAAGGGTTTATTTGTTACTGGAATGAACATATACCCCAATGGAAATTAATTATTCCAGAAGCAAAATATATAGATTTTATTCCAGCAATGGTTGATTTAAATAAATACAATCCTGTTGGTAAAAAATATGAGTTTAAAGATAATCCAAATATAATTATTGCTGATATATGGCGTGAGGACCAAACACCGTTTAATGTTTTAATGGCTGCTGCTGAATTTATTAAAAAATTGGGTAAAGGTAAGGTTCATATATTTGGTGCATCTGCTGCACAGGAAACAACAGCTTTTACAAGTATATTAAATCCGTTAAAAGAACAGGGAATAGTTGGTGAAGTGCACGGATTAGTTAAATATCTGGACACAGTATATCGTGGTGCTGATATGTTGGTAACACCACATAATATTGCTACACGTGTTGTGCGTGAAGCATTAGCAAGTGGTTGTCCAATTATTGGCGGAACTGGAAATCAATACACTGACTTTACTGCAAATCCGATGGATATAGATAAATTTGCAAAAGAAATAGAACGATGTTTTGATACTGTTAGTGGAGTTAATGAACAATTAAGAAAAGAATGTAGGCAAACTGCAGAACAGAATTTTGATTATTCATTAGCAGGTGAAGCAATGATTAAAGTTTTAGACCGTGTTATAAAGGAAAAACCTACACCTGTTGAAGTGCGTGCGTTAAGTATTCCAAAATTTACAATACATAATTTTATACCATATTGTTTACCGCAAGAAGAAAAAAATATTGGTAAAGCATATAATAGATATATGAATCTTATTGGTAATAATGATTGGGCGTGTTTTATTGACCACGATGCGATGTTTACTACACCTGACTGGTATAATCAATTATATGATATTATTGAAAAAAATCCAGATTATAGTTGTTTTACTGTTGTTACGAATAGAGTTGGAAACCCAGGACAGAGATTCGCTGGAATTGACCAGAATAATCACGATATAAAATATCACCGTGAAATTGGGGAAATTGCACAACAGCAATTTTATTCAACAGTAAAAGATATTACAAGTGAACATTTATTAAGTGGTGTTGTAATTTTGATTAAGAAATCTGCGTGGAAAGATGCTGATGGGTTTGGAGAACAAGGTTTTCTTGGTATAGATAATTATTTTCACGCTGCTTTAAAAAAGGTTGGAAAAAAAGTTGGATTAATGAAGGGTATTTATGTTTACCATTATTATAGGGCAGATGGTAAAGATTTAAAACCTGTGGAGAAATAAAATGGCAGAACCTACAAGCGTATATACATTGGAAGATTTGTTATTAAGAGTAGCTGAAGAAGCTGGTGTTGCTTATTATGGTGCATCAGGACAGGAAAAAGCACATATTCCAATTGATGTATATGATTTAGATAAGTGTTTACGTGTTGTAAATGATGGAATCAAGATGTTTATTGGTGATGCACCACCAGAAGGTTGGCGTTGGCGAAGGCGTTTAATGGAAGTGACATTTGTGCCATCTATATCAGGTGTAGCAACTGCAGGAACTGCAACATCTTTAACCTGTGGGGCACTTGCTGGAACTTATGCCGATAATTATTTTAATGGTTACCTTATTCGTATTATATCTGGAACTGGTATAGGTCAAACTGCTACTATAACTGATTATACAAGTTTAACTGGTAAATTTGATTTTAGTGGTGAATTATCTGGTGGAAGCACACCAGATACTACAACTGGATTCCAGATTTGTCCTTCAGCCTCTGTAATTAATGCTGACCCTGCAAGATATTTACTTTCAGAAGATTTTGGTTCGTATGCAGGGCAAATTACTTATAAAGAAGATTCTAACAGGGGTGGTATTATTGAATGGACAAATGAAACAACTATTAGACAAAACCGTGAAACAGTTGTTGTAACTGGTTATCCGCACCTTGCTGCCGTGCGTGCATATGGCACACGTAGATATGAACTAATAGTTGACCCATCTCCAACTGCTGCTGATACTGTTGTATTCCCATATAATGTTGGGCCAGATAATTTAACAGTAATTGTTGGGACTGCTACTGCTGGTAGTGCAATCAGTTTAACTTGTGGTGCTATTGCTGGAAGTTACGCAAATGATTATTTTAATGGATGGATATTAAAAATTATAAGTGGAACTGGTGTTGAAGGAACTGCAACTGTAACTGATTATGTTGGTGCAACTGGTGTATTTTCTGTTGTCCTATCTAATGGGACAACTCCTACAACTACCAGTATATTTTATGTAGAACCTGCAAACAATAAACACCCTGCTGGTTTGGAATTTGATTTTGCTATATTGTCTGCGTGTCTTGCACAAACTGAATTGCAGTTTAAAATTGCAAATGTGGCATATATGGAAAAATATTATAAACAAGATTTACCACAAGCATATAAATTAAATAATAGATTTGCCCCAACTCGGTTAGGTATAATAGGAAGTGGTAGAGGTCGAACAAAAGAAAGAACGTGGAAAAACGTAACGTATAATTAACATTATTAATTAGGGTAGTCCTGCCCTGATGGCTGTCTGAAAAATGACAGAAAGGAGAAAATTATGAATCCAGGAACATTTTTAAAAAATTCGGAACGTATTGTAACAGGGAAGGGTTTTAAAAGAGATATACCAATATCTTTATATGAAGCACATTTGGAATCTGATGGTTCTGTATTAACAACTACTTTATCAACTAATCCAGGATTTGGTAAGTCAGGAACGAATATGACTATATTAACCTGGGCAGCAGGTAAAGTTGTTGAGGGTGGTTTGTCAATTCAACTTCCAGAAGATTATGATGAATCTAATGACCACTGTATTTTGAAATTGCTGGCAAAGTCTGCCGGAACTGATGTTCCCTCTATTGATGCAAAAGTGTATCATCAGGATGCAACTACCACAGACCTTGACCCAACAAAATCTGATGCACTATCAACTACTCTTGCCTGGGTAGAGATAGATTTGTCCGGCAATGATTTCCAGGGTGGGGATGTAATTCAGGTTGTATTATTTCCTGAAGCACACAACAATCACGCTGTTGAAGTTTGGGCAATTAAGTTGCAGATTAAATCAGATTTGGTATATTACACCCACGATAATCGGTAATTGAATTTTTGAGGGGGTGGGGACAATTTGTCCCCACCCTATTTAAAGGTATTATATGAAATTTTTCTTTCCATTAAAAGGTAAACACGCTGGATTTGGAGTTTCTATCCAACCACCGTTTAGTTCTCCACGTTTAAATAATGTTCGTCCCTATGATGTATTAGAAAATAGAGCACGTGGTGGACAACGGCCAGGTTTAACTAAATGGGGTGCTGGAACACAAGTTGGTGCAGCAGAACAACCAGTTGTAGCAATGTGTATAGTTAGTTCGGTAGAGTAAATATGCCTATATTAAAAGATTATTGTGATAGACAAACATATACGTTTAGTTTCCCACATTACTCAACAAAATTGGGTCAAACTATAACTCCGAGTGAAACGTATAAATTAGAAAGAATAGATTTTTATACAAGGTGGCATTATGCAGACCCAGGAACTTGTTATGTTGCCGTATATGAAACAAATGAAGATGGTTTCCCAACAAGTTTAATAACTAATGAAGTTGCTTTTACTGTAACTGATTCTAAAATTTTAAAATCTATAATATTTTCATTACAACCGACCCTTCAAAGTGGGATTAAATATGCAATAGTTTGGACAGCTCCATTTGGCATTCAAGGTTCTAATGAACTATATTTATATGGTGAATCCACAACAGGAAATTATTATTTAGGTGGAAATAGAATAACGTATGGTTGGCCTGACCCGCAATGGTATGAAGTAACTACACAAGATTTAAATTTTTATTGTTATGGTAGTCCAGCAGTTCCATCAAAACCTGTAAATCCAACACCTGCAAATGATGCAACAGAAGTTGATTTTTCTGGATTTACTTTATCTTGGGAAAATGGTGGTGGAGCAACTTCCTATGATATATATATTGGAACATCTGGGGGTTTAACAAAAGTTTCATCTGCACAAGTTGGAACAAATTATATTACAAATATAGATGAAATTTCTTATAATCAAAAAATATATTGGCGTGTAGATGCTATAAATGATAGTGGAACAACAACAGGAGATGTTTGGAATTTTGATGCAAGACCAGGAAAAGTAACAATAACGCAACCAGAAACTGGTATAACTTATACTCTTGATGACACTACTGGAAGTTGGTCTGCTGGAACTAATGCAAGTAGTTATAATGTAAATTTTGGTTTATCACCCATAACTATGAATGTAATTTCTGAAGGACAGGAAGGGCTTGAAGCAATTTTCTTTGCAACTAATTTTAATTATAATGCAACATATTATTGGAGAGTTGATTCTGTTAATCAATTTGGTGTAACAGAAGGTGATGTGGAACATTTTTATACAATTGTTTTTGCTCCACCGTTACCGACTGGAATAACACTTACAGATATTCCAGGCGGTATTCCAGGCGATGAGGAAGGGGGAGAAGGTGAACAAACAGGAACTGCAACTGGTGGTAATATTATAATAACAAATCGCAGACTTGTTGTTGCAGCAGCGAATAAAATATGGTATGAAAGTATTTAATAATGGCTGTAAGTTTATCAGATAAAATTACTATTAGAAAACTTGTGGCCTGTGGAAATGGGAAGGTATATTACGAAATGCCAGCAGGAACAATGATAGAATTAGTTACAAGTGGTTATTCAATTAATACTACAGACCAACTTGTAATGTTTGAAGGATTTCAAAAAACATTTGTAGTAAATGGAAGTAAACTTGGTATTGCTGATTTTATAAATACCAAATTAACTCACGACCCATTGGGAATTGTTCACGCACACGGAGATGTATTGACACAAGGTAGTGCTACTATGGTTGTAGATTTTACTAATATTGCTAAAACTGCAACTTATGGTTATGTTACATCTGGAACTTTTGTTATAACTACACAAGTAATTGGTTCTGGTTTGGGTAGTGCTTTTAATCCATCTGCTGTTACAGCAAAACCACATTGGTATGCCTGGACAGTTTATCCTGGTGGTTCTTTCGGTTCTATGCCTACAAAAGCATATTTAGGTTGTTTATACAGAGGCAGGGTTGTTTTATCTGGTAATCCAAATGCACCATTTCAATGGTATATGAGTCGTCAGGCAAATCCTTGGGATTGGCAATATTACACAAATGATGCTCAATCTGCTGTTATGGGGGGAAATTCTGATGCTGGAGAACTTGGTGATATTATACGTGCTTTAATTCCTTATAGAGATGATTACTTAATTTTTGGATGTTCAACTTCAATATGGTGTCTTATGGGAGACCCAGCAGAAGCAAGTGCATCAATAAATGAAATTGATTTAACAGTCGGAATGTTTGGTGCAAATAGTTGGTGTTTTGATGGAAGTGGTAATTTATATTTTTGGGGAACAAATGGAATTTATAAGATGGCAATACCTGGATTGCCACAATGTATAACTGAAGTGTCTTTGCCCGATTTGGTTAATGATGAGGAAGTTGACCCAACTACACACAGGATAACAATGGCTTTTGACAGAATACGTTCTGGAATTTTAATATATATAACTAAATTATCTGATGGAACAAATTCAAATTATTTTTATGATTTACGAACAGATGGATTTTTTCCTGAAACATATCCAAATAATTGTGGTGCGTATTCCACATTATTCTATAGTGCTAATGATAGTGATTATAGAACATTATTGGTTGGGTGTAAAGATGGATATATACGTAAATATGGCAGTAGTGTTAAAAATGATGATGGAACTTTGATTGATAGTTATATAACTATTGGTCCACAATTAATTAGTGAGGATATTGATGTTGAAAATGAAATAAATTCACTTTCATTTATGGGTGCTGATGGAAGTGATGAAATAGAATATAAATTGTTTGCTGAAAAAACAGCAGAAAAAATTATTGAAAAAATTAATGCTGGAACTATTGTTCCACGTGCAGCAGGGTCTGTAAATGTGTTTACTCGACCAAAAAAAATAAGACAAGGGATTCGTGGTATATTTGCTGCTTTGATGATAGGTAATAGTCAAAACAATAAAACGTGGGCGATGGAAGCAGCATCAAGTAAATAGGAGATATATAATATGGCAAATCCGTTTGCAAGAATTTATAGAGGTATTGCTGAACAAAGGGCAGTAAGTCAACCAACGGTTCTGCAAGAACCTACTGAATCTACTGAATCTACTAAAAGGGTTGATAGAAATTTGCAAACTGCATTGGCAGAAATGCGTAAGATAGAACAAATTTACGCTCCTGGTGGTGAATTTCTTAAAGGTGCTGAAGCAACTTATGAAAAAGGTAAGAAAAAAAGTTTAGCTGCAACTACACAAGGGATGGTGAGTCGTGGTTTATTTGGAACGACTACTTCTGCTAATGTTGAGAAAGCATACGAGGAAGATATTGGTGCACCCTGGCGTTTACAAATAGAAGATGTTCGTATGCAGCGTTTATCTGAAGCGTTGCAGGGTAAAGCCAGTGTATTACAGAATATCGCTACAATTGAAGAACAAAGAAAATCTTTCACTAATCAATTGCAGATGTTGCGTGAACAATTAGCAACACAGAGACAAATGGGATTTGCTCAAATTGCTTCGCAACAAGCGATGGCGTCTCAAGGTCAGAAATTACAATTAGCACAATTGGGATTACAACGTGAAGAACTTGAAATGAATAGACCGAAAATAAGAACTGGACAAACTGGAACTTTTGAGAGGATGTGGTAATAGTGAAATTAGGCCCAATACCAACTAATCCTAAAGATTTTAATAAGTTACGAAAGACTCTCCAGAAAATTACTGGACAGGCGGTTAAGAAATCTACAATTGAATCACATTCGCAAGTATTAAGTCAGGTTGATTCTGAAGTTTTAGTTTTGGATTCTGAAATAAGTGTTGTTCAATCGAGAGTTCTTGTGTTAGAATCTGAAATATCTGCTGTGCAGAATTTTCAGGCGAGTGCAGTAAGTGCACTATCAGCGTTAAGTGCAGCAATTGTGGTTGCTGGTGGTAGTTGTGTATCTTTAGCTTTAGTGCATAGTCAAACTCAAAGTAGAGTTCTTGTATTGGAATCTGAAGTAAGTGCACTTCAATACCACGAACCAGTTTATGTGGCAGAGTATGGTGCATTAGTGCATATAAATTAGAAAGAGAGGTTTAAATGACAACTTATAGAGTTCCTGTTTTAAGGGATTTTGCCTGGCAACCACCTGTTGCAGATAGGGTAACTGTCCCTGCTGGTGGTGAAAGTAAAGGGGATAGGTATTTAATTATAGCAGCAGGTTCAGGTGTATTTACAGGTAAGGAAAACCAAATAGCAACAGCGAATCAAAATACTCCAACTGAAGCAAGTCATTGGATTTTTGACACACCAGTTGAAGGGTGGACAACGTGGGTTAAAGATGAAGATGCTTGGTATGTATTTGATGGTGCAGTTTGGAATAAAGAAAGTATTGATGTTATACAATCGCAGATTCTTGTATTAGAATCCGAGATGAGTCAAACTCAATCCAGAGCACTATTACTTGAATCCGAGATGAGTCAAACTCAATCCAGAGCACTATTACTCGAATCAGAGGTATCAACTAATCTTGTATCTATTGCTTCATTAGGTGCTGCATTGTTAGTATTAGAATCTGAGGTAAGTGCTAATGTTGTAGCTATTACTGTTGTTGCTTCAAGTGAAGCATCACAAGCAAGTTTGCAAAGTGCTATTGCCAGTAGAGTTTTGGTGCTTGAATCTGAAATGAGTCAGGCAGGAAGTGAACTTTTAACAAAACAATCTGAAGCAACTTATACTGCTGAATATGGTTGTTTGGAATTTATAATTTAATGACAGCATATAAAGTTCCAATATTATCTATGGTAAGTGTTCCACTTGTTGAAGATATAATTCAATTTGATGGAACAAACTGGATTCCTACTGGTAATGTTCCTTCTCGGATATTAGTATTGGAATCTGAAATGTCAGCAGTAGAAGGTGCTGCAGGGTGGACAAATGGACCATCACAGGCATCTGTGCATAGTCAGACTCAATCCAGAGTATTGGTATTAGAATCTGAAATATCTGCTGTGGAGTCAGATTTATTGGTAGAGAAATCCACCGTAAATGCTGTATCAGAAGCAGTTGTTACAATACAAGGTGGACAAGGGCACGCTTGCCACGTTCACAAAAATGCAACTGACCAAACTTATGGTGATGCAGGTAGTTATACTAAAATTACATTTTCTACTGCGGAATGGGATTTAAATAATGAATTTGCTAATTCCAGATTTACTCCAACTGTTGCTGGTTATTATTTTGTTCATTTACAAATAACACTTTTAGATATGCTTTACCCAGGTTATATTAAAGTGGTTATTTACAAAAATGGGGGACTTGTTTATGCTGCAAATTGTCAAATTGGTGATGATGGTGCAGGGGCAGCAATGATTACAGGAATAGTTTACTGTGATGGAACTGATGATTATATAGAAGCATATTGTCAAACAAATACTGCTGGTAGAACAATAAGAGGTAATATTACTCTCACTTATATGGACATAATAAAATTAGATTTATAGGATAAAAATTATGACAAGATTTTATAATATACCTGGGCAAGAAACAGGAATGTTTGAACGTAGGTTAGCCCCTATTCATATTCTTGAAGATGAACGTAATAAAAACCAACGTATAATAAATCAATGGCACGATGAACAAATGCAGATGTTGCGTGGTATGGAAATTAATGATGAACAATATCTTCAGGGTATTAATGAAATACGTATGGGAACACGTAAACAAGAACTTGAATTAGAACAACAAATTGAATCCAGACGTGGGACATTAGATTTACTTGGTAAACTTGTGGAATCAGGTGAATTACCACAGGAAATAGCAACACGTTCAGCATACCGTGCTGTTGGTATTGGTGAAGATGTTATCAATAGTATGTTTCCTGGTCAAGGTAAACCAATTGATTGGATAAAGGAACATCAAGTAAATGTAACAGAGCAAAATAGACTTGCATCATTTCTTGGTGATTTTGGTGTTAAGAAAAATAAATTATATAGATTAGATGCAAAAGGTCAACCTGCTGAAAAAGCATCACCACAGGAAATTGAACATTATAATATGACTCTTAATTTACTTGATTGGTTTCAAACTCAAGAACGTGAAGTTATATTTCCTAATTTATCTACAATGCAACAAACAGCTTTACGTGGTCAGCGAGTTGTTTCAGCGAAAAAAAGTAAAGGAATAATTGGGATATTTGAAAGTATTGGTAAAGCTGCTGTTTCTAAAGGGGATATTTCACCAATGAATGTAGCTATGGAATATGCTAAACCTGATGAAGAAATAATTAAACATCAACCAATATATGCTTATAATCCAAATACTAATGAACGTATAGTTTCTCACGATGGTGGGAAAAAATGGAGTCCAACAAAATGAGTTTACCAGAAGGTTTTCAATTAGAGGCACAATCATTACCTGAGGGATTTCAGTTAGAAACTCCCAAACCACGTAAACCATACGGTGAAGCAATATCTCACGGTATAATATTAATGGGGCAACGTATGAAACGCACTCTTGGTGCTGCACCAGCAGTTTGGACGGGTAGAACTTTAGCAAAACTTTCTGGATTCAAAGGAGATATGCCAAGTCAGGAACTTGATACTATACTACACGCAGAAGATAAAGAAATGTTGCAGAAAATGCCAACTGAACGAGCTATACAACTTATGCAGAAACCAGGACTTTATGAAACTACGTTAGGGAAAAAGAAACAATTTGGATTATATGAAGAACTTGATACTATACTGAAATCTGGTGAAAAGAAACTTGCAGAAGATTTAATAAATTGGGGGCAAAAAACAAAATTTGAAGTAAGTAGTTATCTTAAAGAACACCCAGAACTTGCTATGCAACTTGATGCAAAAGATTTATCAGGTTGTTATGAGGAAATATTTTCTAAACCTGAAATGTTAGTTCAGGGGTTAATAGAATCTTCATCTATGATGATGGAAGCTGTGGTAGGAACTACACTTGGTGGACCTATTGGTGGAACAATAGCAATGATGCCTGAAATATTTGGTGATGTATATCTTGAAGCAATAGATGATGGGGAATCTCATATTACTGCAACTATTCACGCACTTGTTGATAGTTATCTTGAAGCAAGAATTGAAAATTGGTCACTTGGAAAAGATATACATTTTGCAAAAGCTGTATTTAAAGGTGAATTAAGGGGAATTAAAAAATTATCTTGGAAC